TTTGTATTTCTTCTTGGCACGAATTACCTTCTGTAAAGATGTTGGAATACTTTTTCAGCAAAAATGTCGCGAGTGGTTGCTTTTCGAACAAAATCCACAGTATCCCACGAATGACTGCTATAATGAGTAATATTTACTTTTACTTGACCGTTCTCGATAAAATATTCTCTATTCCAATTCCAAAGTTTTTCTAAATACGTTGCGGTGATATTCTTTTGATCTTCTTCGTTTAAAGTCACCTCTATAGGTGACGTTTGTTGTGTTGTTATTTTCATTTTTAGCAGTATTAAATTATGTTGTTAAGCCTTTATATACGGACCGTCAGTCTCTATTAGCAAAAGATGCCATGTTCCATCAGGCCATTGATTAGGAGGAGTATTATCTTTCCTTATTCTCCAAACAATATACTTCTCATTATTAATAGCTTTCTTAAGTTCTGATCTAGTAATCGTCTTATCGTCTGATGTAAACTTTACTATCTGCTTTCTATCTTCTCCTTTATCAATAGTAATATTAGTTGCTTTGAATGTTTTTGTTAATGCCGAACTGACATCTACTTTACATCCTCCTCATGTCACACCGGACATTGTAGCAATATACTTTGTTTCTCCCTTCACCAAGGCTGTCAACCCTGCCATAATCGTTAATAGTAATAGTGTTTTTTTCATTTCTAATAGTGTTCAATTGTGTTGTCTTTTCCTGATGCTTTTTTAATTCCTTTTAGAACATCATTCCATCCAGTACCCGCTCTCCTTATTGGCGAAACCGCTCCATTAAAATTTAGACCTGGAGCAGTTATGGCCATTTTTACAATTCCGTCTTCGCAGCATGGAGCCTTTTTGCCTACAGGCAATTTTCGATCTTTCATAGAATGAGATTCTTCCCATCTGTTATCACATTTATCGCAAATGTATTCGTATGTCATAGTGATTTAAACCAGGTTGGTATTTTACGTTTTGTCCATATCATAGGGAAACGTGCTTGTTTAGTTTGATAGAATGCACGATATGATGAAATAGGATCATCATAATTTATACATTCTGGATTTGACCCCATTGCCAAAGGCCATGGTTGCATGGAAGACCTTTTGATATTTTTTGGAAGCTTTTTTAATGAATCCATTAGCTTTGTCTGTGATGCATGAACTTTATCATAGCGGTACGTATATTCTTTACACAATTCATTAAATAGAGAATAGTGCCAATTGTAATTTTCGTGCGATTGCATTGTCCAATCCGTACAAGGATGACCTATATGAACAGCTTTATAAAGAATATCTTCTCTGTTATCATCTAACTCCCAGTATTTAGACATTGTTTTGCCGGTAGATGAGGGGCGTCTTGTTTCTGTACCATCTAACATACGATGAGCAGTTGAAAGCATTTGAGCACTTTCAACAATCATCTTTACTACGTGCTTGTCACAATGCCATTTGGCAGCAGTAGATGGATTTTCAGATAAGGCGAAGATATTCATCGTGGACCTATTATAGCACAAATAGCACTAATTGTACACTACAAAATATAACAATTGTTATTTCAAGATCTCAGGAAAACAAGCTTCTACAAGACTTTTTGTCATCTTAGAATATGCTTTGTTATTCAAGGTTGTAATAGTGCCATCTTTTGCTGCACAAAGAATATAAGCATCTTTTTCGCACAATTGTTCAAGAATACCAATAAAGATCTTTTCTTTTCTTACACGGTCAACTCCATTGTTTTTAACGCAAGTGCTGATGGAACTAAAAGCATTAGCTAAAGGAGAAGGCTCTCGACCTTCTGGACATACTTCGAATGGAGGTCGGCCGTAAGGAAGATCTAATTCAATTTTGTCATTATAGCAAAGCTGCAATACAGACTTTACTTGTTTAAACGCGTTGTCTTTTAAGAACTCGATACGATCATCGCGATTTTTTAGCTTACACGTTTCTTCGAAGATTTCATGAATATATTTTTGCATAATAATTAGGTTGCTGGAAGAAAGTCTGCTACTGAATCGATGAGCATATTGCATCTCTTTTCGATAAGGTATGTCAGTACTTTTCCTTTGTTTTTATTTGTCTGTGAATTATATTTATCGTTAATATCTTGTACAATATCCTCAGGAATACAATCTAAATCGATGACCGATTTATTGCGGCAATAGTTGCGGTACGTTTCCTGGCCCATCATATCCATCAATTGAGAATCGTCTTTTGCGGTATACCACTGTTGAATCTTTTTAGCATACATGGGTCTTTGACGAATTCCTTCTGTAAAGGTGTCGTCTACACTCAAAACATTTGGAACACCATCGCTACTGTCCCCACGGCAAACGTGATCAAACTTGTAAAATGCAGCATCGTCTACTTTAGCAAAGTCTCTTTTCATTGGACTAAACTGCTTAACATTAGAATAACGATGGAGCTGAAAGAAATCTTTATCAGAAGACACAATCATAACTGGTTCTGATTGGCCAAACTCTTGTGTTGATTTTACAAGTGTTGCAACTATGTCATCAGCTTCTGCACGGTCTACTTGAACCACGGGGTAATGCATATTTTCTTTGATCTCATCTCTTACGCCATTAATTAGCGTAAAGAAATGACTCCAATCTAGCGGTGATTCATCTCTATTGCTTTTGCGCTTTGCTTTATATTGCGGATATGCTTCTTTACGCCATGACGTACTATCGCAAGCAATTACCATTTCGCCATATTCCTTCCTAAACTTAACATTATATCTCCTAAGAGAGTTAAGAATCATATGTCTAATAAGACCTTCTTGAATTTCTTCAGGACGATCTTGTGAGAATATGGATGCAATGGCTATTCCGCTGTAGTCTACAATAATCATAATCTGTTTTTGTTTTCAGTTCATATTATACCCTAAAAACTAACTATTGTAAATACTATTTTTTCTTTAATAAATGATTTCTATGAATTTTACCGCCAATAAATGCGTTGTAATATTTTTCAGGCTTAAAGAGAACCTCCCTATCAATTTGTTCTTTCATTTCGTAGTAAGTCATTTCACCAGGTGATTCACACAATCTAAGTATTTTTCGCTCAAACCTTGAGATTCCATGTTCTTCTACAAGAGTTTTCACTTGGTCACTTGATCCGCAATATGATTTCCAATCAGACTCTTTTAGCGATCTTCTTTTATTTTTTCGGCCTTTTAAAGGTGGTCTCGTAACTTTCGACCAAAACTTTTTCTTACCAATATACTTCATTTTATTATGAGTATCGGTAACTTCATACACGAAACCGTGATATGATTTAATCATCTCAGAGGTAAATTCCTCTTCATTATAAATCCACATAAAATTATTTATGCGCGAACTCTTTAAAAGACAGGAGCTTTCTCGATGAAATAATTTCAAAAAAGGTTTTTGCTTCAGGATTACTCAAGCGGTTGTAATCAAAGGAAACCGAAGAGTATATTGGTCGGTAATGAAGAGTTCTTTCCTTTGGCACAATTAACAATTGTCCAGTTGTCACCATCTCACCTTTTTTAATATTGCCCGTTCTCATTGGATTCATGAAAACGTCTTTATCAGGGCATTTTGCAATTTGGTCGATAAGTTCTCCCGGCTCTTTAATATCAACAGCGGCAAACTTTCTTGCGTATTCTAAACGTTTTTCGCTACTTTTTCGAGCTTTAATTAGGCGTTCATCAGTTGGGTTTTTATGGTATCCAAGTTCTTTCATTATAATACCATGGTTTGTTCTACACGAACATGCTTCTTCTTTTGAAATTTTGTTAATAACGTATTTGTACTCTCTTGGATTTTCTGAAGTAGCGTCGTCTTTTCTTACAGTAAATCCGCCCTCAAGAATGTAGCAATCATTTTCGTTAAAGACATATGTAGCACCAGCCAATTTAAGTTCGACAAGTATATCTAGAGCTTCCTTAGGTGTTTTTACCAAAAGAGCCTTTCTAATTGCTCTTCCGTCAGGGGAATAGTAACCAATATTATTTCGCTTATTTTTTCTTTTTAAGATGATTTTATCACCTTCTTTTTCATCGCTTTTCACAGAAAAAGATGCAGATATAATTGCTAGTCCATGCTCATTAACACCTTCGCTCCATCTACTTAGTTTATCATCAATGTACAATCGTTGCAATCCGTGACGATTAGACTGTGTTATAACGACATCTGTTTTATAATTACGATCACGGTTTTTTGCACCGATCCAGCCGTGATTATTCATATATTTTACCGCTACTACACACATACTTAGCTATATTTATAAAATTAAACTATTCAACCCACGTACCATTTGATTTTCTCTTTTGCTCGAGTTCTTCAAAGTTTTTAACTTTCTTTCCAGTATAAGTCCACGCATAACCCTTTTCTACCATTACTTCGTTTAAAGAAATGCTAAATTCATCTGTGTATAACCAACCTAAAATACGGCCGTATTTGCCTTCTTTTTCAGTTTTAATAATAACGTTATCACAATATTCAACATGCTTTTTAAGCCAGGCTTTTGCTTCAAAACCCAACTTTTTTTCGTGAAGGTTGTGTGTCCGCGTTTCTGGCGCGTCGATTGCAGCAATTCGAATACGTTCTTTTTTAGTTATGCCAAACCCCAAGTCAATAATTGCATCGAGAGTATCTCCGTCAACCACTTTTGTGATTTCTTTAA